GTCATCGTCCCGAGGGTTGGACCTACAGTGGCAGCGGAGCCAGTCCGCCAGTATACGTTGCTGACATGCAGACAGATTATGGCACTGAGTACCAATTTGCGGATGGTCATCACTTCGCATGGAAAAGAATTGGTTTGAGTGAAGAAGTCAACGGAAGTGGTGACGAAGGTGTTATTTGTGTAGTCGAAACAACCGCGAGTCGGGCTATCGAAATGTGCAATTGGACATTCTCGATACGACCGAGCTAACCTCAAGGAGACATCATGCAATTTCAAGTTCCGCAAAGTGAAGTTTACGAGCGTGTCCGTTTTACTGTCACGACTCCTCAAGGTATGTCTCGGACAGCACTCAATACCGAATGTAAGCGACACGATGTCGAAATTCCCGAGGGAGTCGATGAATGTGAAGTCGGGGTTGTCGCTCAGTTTTTGGATGGTGGCAACCGTTCTGTCGGCGATGAGATGGTGCTGAAATCGCCCGAGCCGCCCCAGTATGTACCCGAACCCGAACCCGAACCCGAACCCGAACCCGAACCGGAGGTGAGCTATGAAGAAGCTCCTGAAAGCGTTAGCCCTGAAATGGGTGAAGGAGTGGTTGAAGACGCTCCCGCAGCTAGCGATGACATGGCTCAAGACGCTCCCGAACCGGTTGTGGAAGAGCCTGTTGACGAAGCTCCGAAAGAAGTGAAGAAACCCCGTCGCCGCAAATCCCGGTAGACCTGACTCATGGACCTGCTCACCGAAATGACTCTGGCAGTTGCAGATGGCTTGCAAAGCAAGTCCCTCACGAATTGTCTTAGGTGGGCAGCCAAGCGTCGTATCATGACACACGAAGACTTCCCTGGTCCCTATTCAGCGAAGTATCATCCGTGGGTCAAAGGGATGCATAATTCCAAGGCTCCTGTCAATTATTCAATGAAGGGTGCCCAGTTAGGAATAACTGAGGTCATCGTGAATTTGGCCTTCTACAATATTGATCAGTTGGGGAAGGACGTACTTTACGGATTGCCTACCAGCAAAAATGCTAGTGACTTTTCCAAGGCCCGTTTCAACACGGCTCTGACGAATAGTCCCTATCTCAAATCGATCTTCACTGATACAAATGCAGTCGAGATCAAACAAGCTGGTCCCAACACGCTCTACATTCGTGGTTCACGTGGTGACAGCAATTTCAAATCGATTCCAGTTGGTGTTCTACTGCTGGATGAAATCGATGAAATGAGTCAGCGGGCGGTCAATCTGGCTTTGGAACGTTTGTCTGGCCATATCACTAAAACGGTATGGGGCATTTCCACCCCTACCGTCCCTGGGTACGGCATTGACAAACTATTTCGAGATACAACGCAAGAACATTTCACATTCAAATGTCCTTGTTGTGGTCGACACACTGAACTTGTCTGGCCTGATTGCATAGAGATCATTGGTGAAACAGCCCATGATCCTCGCCGTCATGAGTCGTTCTTGAAGTGCAAGGAATGTGGTGGCAAACTAGACCATCAAGCAAAACCTGATTGGTTGAAGAATGCTGATTGGACTGTAACCAATCAAACGTCCGATCCCGATGTACGTGGGTTTGCGATCTCCCAACTGTATTCTTTCACAATCACACCAGGTGAGTTGGTCACCGCACACTTCCGTGGATTTGGAGACGAAGCGGCCAATGTTGAATTTCACAATTCAAAATTGGGTCAACCCTATATTGGTGATGGGGCTAAAGTCACCGATGACGACATTGATGCTTGCGTGAGGAATCACACCAAAGATGATCCTCGGCCTGCCATAGGTGGCGAACGTATTATCACCATGGGTGTGGACCAAGGAAAGTGGAATTATTTCGAAGTGACTGAATGGTTCTTCGATCAATATGCCATTGACTTGAATGTGGCGGCGAAAGCCAAAGTGTTGTATCAGTGTAAAATCCATGAAGAGGATTTCGAATCTGCCATCGACGAGATGATGCGTGAGTGGCAAATCCTCGCTTGTGTGATTGATCCTGACCCCCACCCGATGGAAGCTCGCAGATTTGCACGTCGCTTCCCAGGCTATGTGTGGTTAGCTCGTTTTCGACGTGGCCCAACTGGTAAAGAAATCACGGTCACCGATGACGGAGACTATTCGCCTATCGCCACAGTAGATCGATCAAACTGGTTCAGTGTTGCATTGGGTCGATTTCGAGAGCCTCGACGTATCATACTCCCACGTGATGTGTCAATGGAATACCGGGAACATATCATGTCTCCGGTAAGGACGTACGTGAAGCAAGGGAGCGAGCGAAGTACGAAGGAAGAACAGAAGAAAAACCAGAGTAACGACATGGTACTCGCATACGTTAGCACAGGGCCTGATCATTACGCCCTAGCACGTGTGTATAGTGAAATTGCTCTGCCCTTCGCCGCCAGTCTCACAACTGGAGAAGACATCCAAAAGTTTCTCTGATAGAGGATCATCATGGCTGACATGAACATAACCGACTTCCGTCTCCCTGGCTACCTGGCGTCAATGGATGACTGGGATAAGTGGCGCTATACCTACGAGGGTGGAGAGACCTTTCGTACGCAGTACCTGGAAGAGTTCTCAAGTCGAGAAGACAGAAAATCGTTTCTCGCACGACGTAGCATCACCCCAGTGCCGGCGTTCGCAAAAAGCGCGATCAACGATATTCGGAATTCATTGTATCAACCAATGACGGATATTGTTCGACGTGACGGTAGCGATCGGTATCAAACGGCAATCGCCGGTAAAGACATGGGTGTGGATCGTCGTGGTTCCAGCATGAACGCCTTCATTGGTCAGAAAGTGTTGGAAGAACTGCTGGTGATGGGTCGTGTAGGTATTTTTATCGATGCACCTACTGTGACGACGCAGGCAACTCTTGCCGATGTGGAGGGTTTTCGACCATTTCTCTATGCATACAAGATTGAAGACATCTTGTCCTACGCTTGTACCGATCCTGAGAATCCGGCTGAATTCAAATCACTGCTGTTGCAAGATACCGTTCTCACGTATGACAAAGCATCTGGTCTGCCCAAATCAGAACAAACTAGATACCGGCATCTTTGGCTTGGAGATGATGGGTTCGTTAAAATCCAATTCTACAATGTGGATAAGAATCCTGTTGATCGCAATGACAATACGGCCGGACCTACAACGCTTCAGTTGCGAAGAATCCCGTTTGTCATGGTGGATATCGGTGGGAGTTTGCTCAAAGATGTTTGTGAATACCAAATCGCCCTGCTCAATCTGGTGTCGAGCGATGTGAGTTATGCCCTCTTGGCAAACTTCCCATTTTACACTGAACAGAAGGATATGCGTAAGGGTGGCGGGCATCTCAAACAAGCCGCCAATCCGGATGGTACAGCAACTGCTGGTGGTCAAGGAGCCCACGACAACGAGATCAAAACAGGTGTCGCGCAGGGTCGTGCCTACGACCGGGAAATGGATCGACCTGGATTCATTCATCCATCCAGCGAACCGCTGAATGCGTCGATGGCACTCCAGGATCGCTTGGAAGAAGGCATCCGCAAATTGGTCAACCTGGCTGTGAAAACGCTGGCCTCTCGACAGTCGGGTGAGTCCAAAGCGATGGACAACCAAGGTCTTGAAGCTGGTCTTTCGTATATCGGTCTGAAACTCGAATCTGCCGAACGACAGATCACCGAGCATTGGGCCGCCTATGAGACCACTGAAACCAAAAAGCGGAAGATCGCAACGATCAAGTATCCCGATCGTTATTCACTGAAAAGTGATGGCGAGCGTGTCGAAGAGGCGACGAAGCTTTCCAAAGTGATCATCAACACACCGAGCAAGGTAGCCCGGAAAGAGTTGTGGAAAACCTTGGTCACCAATTTGTTGGGCGGCAAAGTCAATCCTGATCAATTGTCCGCAATCATGAAGGAGATTGACAAGGCCAAGTTTACCACGTCCGATCCCGAAGTGATCATCAAAGCCAAGGATGCTGGTTTGGTTGGCGCACAACTTGCGTCACAGGCTCTGGGCTTCCCGGATGATGAGTATCTTCAAGCGGAAAAAGACTACTTGGCTCGTTTGACAGTTCTCGCTAAGCAACAGGGACTGGACAAAGCCCCGGTCAATCCAGCCTCACGTGGAGTTGTCGATTTGGATGACAATCCGCAGTCCGGTAAGGATGAGAAGGAAACCAGTCGCGATACTACGTTTCAATCTACCACCAAGGATCGCACCCGTGGTGCCGGTACAAACAACAAGGAGTAAACCATGGGCTACGTGAATATCGGAAGAGAAGCAGTGGAAGAATTCCAAGCGGGACAGGGATCGGTATCAATTTTCCCAGAACCAGTCTTGGCCGCCAATCTGGCACCCGCTGTTCAGAAGTACGTGATCATCCGCGCCGATGCAGCCAATCCTGGCAACCTTTATGTGGGTCCAAACACCGTTGCGGTTGGAGCCGGGTGGCTCCTG